CTTCCTGAACACCATCACCCACATCATGGGCGACTATCAGCGCGTGTCGGGCTCGGAGACATTCACCGAGTCACCCGGCGACCGCCACACCACCGAGCTGGCCCGACTGCAGGGCGCACGCCTGGTGACCGCGCAGGAGACCGAGGAGGGCAAGCGCTGGGCCGAGTCCCGCATCAAGTCCCTGACCGGCGGTGACCCCATCACAGCCCGGTTCATGCGCCAGGACGACTTCACATTCATCCCGCAGTTCAAACTGGTGATCGTGGGCAACCACAAGCCGTCGTTCCGGTCGGTGGACGAGGCCATCAAGCGGCGCTTGCACCTGGTGCCGTTCACCGCCGTGATCCCAGCCGGGGAGAAGGATCCGCTGCTGGCCGACAAGCTCCGCGCCGAGGCTCCTGGCATCCTGCAGTGGATGATCGAGGGCTGCCTGGAGTGGGAACAGAACGGCCTCAAGCCGCCCCAGGTTGTCAAGGAAAGCACTGAGCAGTACCTGGGCGCCGAGGACTCGCTGCAGCAGTGGATCGACGAATGCTGCGATATTGGGCCCGGCTTTGCGTCTTCAAACGCCCTGTTTTTCTCATGGTCGAAGTGGTGCGAGCTGTCCGGAGAGTACGTTGGCACCATGAAACGGCTCATGGCCAAACTCGAAAGCAGGGGCATTTTGGTCGGGCAGAAGCAAAACCACGTCCGTGGCTGCATTGGCATCAAGATCAAAAAAGATGAAAGCGACCCCTATTAATCCGTCCCATCCGTCCCATCCGTCCCCAAAACAGCATTCGGGGACGCTTGGGGACGCATGGGACGGGTTCTACGGTAACCCTATACACGTACGCGGGTGTGTGAACAGATGATCCCTAACAAGCGTCCCATCCGTCCCCATCCGTCCCCGCGATAAACGCAACGAAAGGCGATCATGAAATCATTCCGCGACTGGCTCCTCGACTACAAGCGCAACACCCGCATCCGGGACTTGGCTGACGATGCTCGGCGTGACCCGCCAATGGAGACCAACTGGGGGACGCACGAGCTCCTGCTGCACATGATGGGACGCCGGGCGTGCATCGATGCGTTCAATGCGCTCGGAGCCGCAAAGCAGGCCTATGCGCGGTACGTTGCGAAAACCACACTACCGCTGTAACATCACCACCATGGCGAAACCCAAGAAAACCATCGACGTCGAGACCGTGGTGCCCAAGCGCATCGGACGGGCCTCCACGTTCACCCAGGCCATCGCCGATGAGATCGTCGCCCGTGTCGCAAACGGAGAACCCCTGGCGCCTGTCTGCCGTGACGTCGGTGTCGGACTCTCCACCTGGTACGACTGGTGCACCACCCGTCCTGAGCTTGCCGGAGCCATCGCGCGTGCGCGAGAAGCTGGCGAGGAGATCATCCTAGCCGACACCCTGCGCATTGCCGACGAGCCCCCTCCCTTGACCGCCATGGGCGCCACGGATGGCGGGGCCATCCAGCATGCCAAGCTGCGCATCGAGACCCGCATGAAGCTCTTGGCGAAGTGGAACCCGCGCAAGTGGGGCGAGAAGGTGCAGGTGGGTGGGGCCGACGACCTGCCTGCGCTGCAGTCCGAGCTGCTGGTGACCCTGGACCCATCTGAGGCCTACAAGAAGCTGCTCGGCCATGGCTGACGCGCCAGGCTTCGACTGGAAGCATCCTTCGTACCGCGAGGTATGGGAGGCTCGGATCACCCGTTTGCAGCGCCTGCGCGCCGATCCTGGCCTGGTGCCGGGCCTGATGGCGTTCTATGCCGAGCACCCCGTGGAGTTCATTGCAGATTGGCTCACCACGTTCGACCCGCGCAATGTGGAGCGTGGCCTGGAGGCCGTCGTGCCGTTCCTGCTGTTCCCCAAGCAGGCCGCCTACATCGAGTGGGTGGTGTCGCGCTGGCGCGGCCGCGAGGATGGCGTCGTGGAGAAGTCCCGCGACATGGGTGTGTCCTGGCTCTGCGTGGCCATCGCCACCTGGATGTGGATCTTCCACCCTGGCGTGGTGGTGGGCTTTGGCTCCCGCAAGGAGGCTTATGTCGATGACCTCGGCAACCCGGCCAGCCTATTCTGGAAGATCCGCGAGACCATCAAGCTGCTGCCTGCCGAGTTCGTGCCGGCCGGGTTCAACATGCGGGCGCACGCGCCGAGCATGAAGATCATCAACCCGGTGACCGGCTCAACCATCATCGGCGAGGCCGGAGACAACATCGGTCGTGGCAACCGCACCTCGATCTACTTCGTGGACGAGTCGGCCTTCCTGGAGCGTCAGGAGAGCGTCGCGGCTGCGCTGTCTCAGACCTCGAACTGCAAGCTGCACGTCAGCACCCCCAACGGCGCCGGAAACGTGTTCTACCGCATGCGCCACTCCGGCCGGGTGCCGGTGTTCGTGTTCGACTGGAAGGACGACCCCCGCAAGGACCGTGCCTGGTACGAGCGGCAGCTGGCTACCCTCGACCCCGTGATCGTGGCCCAGGAAATCGACCGCGACTACTCGGCCTCCGTGGCCAATTCCTGGATTGCTGGCACCCATGTGCGCGAGTGCATGGCCAAGGGCCCGGCCGACGTGCAGGCCGTTGGGCCGCTGCAGGTGGGCGTGGACGTGGCCCGCTTTGGCGACGACAAGTCCTGCATCACCTTCCGCAAGGGGCGCCTGGTCTATCCGCAGATCGTGTTTGGCCAGTGCGACGTGGTGGATGTGGCTGGGCGGGTGAAGCAGGCCATCCTCGAATTCCCCGAGCCCGTGGCGCAGATTGCGGTCGATACCATCGGCATCGGGTCGGGTGTCGCCGACATGCTGCGCCGTGATTTCAGGCACAAGGTGGTCGATGTGAACTCCTCGATCAGGCTGTCGGATGGTCAAAACTACAACATGCGCGCTAGAATGTGGCGCGACATGCGCGAATACCTGAAGAACGGGGCCTCGTTACCCAACGACCCCGATCTGGCGACTGACCTCACCGCACTGCAATACGAGTTCCGGGGTGGCGAGTTGCTGATGGAGGCCAAGGACAACGCCAAGAAACGCGGCATCAAGTCACCCGACCGTGCCGACAGCCTGGCGCTCACCTTCGCCATCCCGGCCAGGGACTACGCATCTGACAACCAAACCAGCGCGGTCACCGACTACGCGATCTTTTGAGGAGCACGACATGGGCGGACTATTCGGCGGCGGGCAAAAAGCCCCACCCCCTCCCACCATCCAGGAGGTGAAGGTCCCCGTGGTCGATCAGACCCAGGTGGACCGGCAGACGGCCGACATCATGCGCCGCCGTCGTGGCGCGAACGCGACCATCGGCACAGGCTCTCAGGGCAGCACCGCTGGCTCCGTGGCCGCAAAAACCTTGCTGGGGTCGTAAATGGCTGACGCGCGCGCCGACGAATTGCTGTCCATGCACGAGCGCATGGTGAGCCTGCGCTCCACGTTCGAGAAGGTGTGGCAGGAGATCGACGACCGCATCAACCCCAGCGACCAGCGCTTTGGCGACGCATCCGTCAGCACACCCAAGGGTCAGCAGAAGATCGAGAAGGTGTTCGACGCCACGCCAGGCCTGGCGCTCGACCGCTTCAAGGCGGCCATCCATTCCCTGGTGACGCCGCGCAACCAGACCTGGGCCAAGGTCAAGCCCGTGGACGAGGACCTCACCGAGGACGTGGAGGTCACCCGCTACTGCGAGGAGGTGAACCGCCGCCTGTTCGCCGCGCGCTATGGCGCCAACTTCGATACCGAGATCCAGGGCTGCTACTACAACTCGGGCAAGTACGGCAGCATGGGCATCTACACCGGCGAGCGCGTCGGCAAGGGTCTGTTCTACCGGGGCGTGCCTATCAAGCAGCTGTTCTTCGCCGAGAACGAATTCGGCGAGGTTGACCTGGTGCACCGCGACTGGATGTGGACCGCCCGTCAGGCCGCTCAGAAGTGGGGCGACAAGCTTCCCCGTGTGATCCGTGAGGCTGCCGAAAAGCGCCCCGACCAGGAGTTCCGCTTCCTGCACTGCGTCAAGCCACGCGGCGACATGGATGTCAGCCGGGCCGACGCCAGGGGCATGGCCTTCGCCTCCTACTACGTGGCCGTGGACTTCCGGGCCGTCATCGAGGACAGCGGGTTTCGCTCCTTCCCTTATGCGGTCGGGCGCTACGACCTCAACCCTGGCGAGGTCTATGGCCGCTCGCCCTGCATGACCATCCTGCCGGATGTGAAGAT